GATTTTCTTGTGCATTCGCTAAAGGTACTTCAAATTTGATAGTACCCTGTGATATACCATTATAATCAAGACCAAAAATATCCCTAGTTGTGACATTATTTCTTGTTGGATCTGTTCCACTTGTTCCAGGTAGAGTTTGTATGTAAAACTTTGAATCTGTTTGATTGACATTAAAATAATAAGTTCCGCCTCTTAATAGGGTTATTGTCGAATTAAATCCCTCAACTAAACTATTGTCTCTTACAAATCTATAATAATTCACTTCACTTAATACATCAATAAAAGAAGTAAACGGAATTTTTAATGGTTCTATTTGCACTGGATCTGGTCCATTTGGTAGCCAGTAGTATTGACTAAAATTACTTAATTTATCTAAATCAACAAAACTATCCCAACTATAAAATTGATTTTCAAATAGTAAAGAGTTATTATTTGTAGGCGATCCTTCAAGCTTTAGGGCATCTAAAATTTCAGGGTATGTAATAAAATCCGTAGGTTTACTTGTATCACTTTTTGTGAAAACAATTGCAGGTTCAAGTTGATAGTTTTGCCTAACTTTGTTAATTTCAGGTATATAATAAGAATCCGATGTTATTCCATATTCATATCTTCTACCTATATATCCCTGCAATTTTTCTAAATCGGGTTGCTGAACTAGTTGATCCAACGTGGCGGACAAAAAGTTTTTATTGGGTGTTGTTTGAAAAATTTCTGGAAGAAAATCAATTGTTCTTATTTTTGCTACCATGTCTTTAATCTCAGTTAAGGTTGTAATTGTTCAGGAGTAATAGCAGATATAATCACTATATCGCTAGCTTGAGCACCGTTGACAAATATTTCATAAGGAGCACATCTAATTTCATATAAATCACCAAACGTTAGCGAAGGATCTTTAGGAACAAGAATTGCTGAACTAATCAATCCTTCTAAGCTAGCATGTAAATAGGCGCTTAATTCACTAAAATAAAAAGTATCACCAAAATCCCAATTATCTATTAGGAAATAATCGTTCATTGCAGATAAGACTGCTGATCTAATTTCACTATCACTTGCGGTAGTGTTACTTGATTTAATTACTTTAATAGTTGCTCGTAATTCGGGAATAGCTTTATTTCCAAATAAAGGTTTAAACGTAACACTGTTAAAAACAACAGTATCACTCATCATTTTGTAATCATTTAGTCCATTGTAATTTTGGGATAATTCTTCAATTGTTGGTTTAGATGGTTCAACAATTGTTCCAGTTGTGTCCTGAATCCAATTGACGTAAGAATTATAATATCCTAAGGTTACAACATACAAATCAATAATGTTTGTTGTTCCAGGATCAATTCGAGTAGTGTTATTACTCAAATGCTGATACTGAAAAGATAAGCTTTGTCTTCCTGTAAGAGCAGTGTATTGTGTAACTTCCTCTAAGTTTAATATGTTTAATGTGCTAGCGTTTTGTATTGATTTATAAAATTTGTTTTCCGAATAAGCGTAAAAAATTTGACCAACTGGATATTCGTATTTTATTGCTTCAATATTTGTTTTGTAAGCATAATTATAATTAATCAGTTCTGGTTCAGTAATGCTTTTTTTTGTTAAGTTGTTTGCATTAGTTGTCGTTTCAATAAAAACAAAATTAGATGTATTTGTCGATCCATATGCATAACCTGTAATAGTTTCAAAAAAATCAGGGTTGTCAATATAATTTGGATTAGTTGCGTTAAAGCACCCTATTTCAACAGAATAGTTATCAGGATAACCGTCCGGTTCAATTACTTGTCCAGTAACATTAAGTTTAAAATCTTCTCCTAATATACTTACACCATTTGATGATAAATTTGTTTTAATTACTTTAATATTGTCTGTTGCCAAATTACCTGAAAAAGGGTCGTAAATTATTCTATCATTACTGAATATAAATCTTGTATTTTTTACGCTACCAAAATAATAAGTTATTGCCTTGCTGGTAATTCTATAAGCTCCTGATCCTAAACTATTAAACTTTATTAATGCATCGGAACGATTTATATCTCCGATAAACCATCTATTAACATTTATTGGTAAATTATTAACATAGTACAGTGAAAAATTTTGTAGATTTGACAAATAATCTAAAATATTTTGAATTGTAGCATTCGTCAGTGTATTCTCAAACACAGGTATAATTGTTGTCAGTATTGACCCAGTTGGCACAAATTTACTTAAGGTAATAGGACCAGATCCATTATAAAGATTTCCTACACCACCATTACTGCCATCTTCTACAACATTAAGTACATTCACCCACATAAAAGTATTATTTACTGACGGTGCTATTCCTGCCACTAAACGATTATTTTTAAAATAATAACCGGTTGGAGCAATAAATTTTAATAATGCATTAGGTGTACAGTATTTCATATTATAAGCACTGTATATTCCTACATTAACGGGCCCATTAGAATTGTAAAAATATCCTGTAACTAATGTACCATCAAAATTGGTTTGTTGCCAAGTTGTTATTCCATCGCCCGAAGCCACATTAATAGAATATCTGTTTGCAGTTAGTGCGTAATACTGATATAAGTTATTGTTTGATAATATTTCTAATATTTGATTAGATAATAATCTAGATACAGAGCCTGAAATCTCCGACGCATTAAAGTCATAAAACTTATCATTTGATTCTAGATATAAAACACCATCTTCACTAAAACTCGTAGTATTGGAGTACTTACCTGTTGGGTCTAGTAGGTCAAAATTCCTTGACACTCCAATTGAACTAATGTTTAACGCTTTCGTTTTAATTATAGAACTGAATAATGTATAGGGAAAATTATTATAATCTTCCCCGTTAACCATTCTATTTTGAGAATAAAAATGTATAGGTGCCTTTGCTTTTATATTCGCAATAGATTCTCTTGATTGTGCATTATTAACCGTGCTCGTAAGCGAAACAGTAAGAGTAAGTGTTTCAGTTTTATTTTTTTTGCTTATGTAACTAAAATTTAATGTAACTCCCTGAATTTCAGCAGGATCAATTGTGTATTGAAGTGCGTTACTTACTCTAACCAATGATCTAAATGAACCAACTGGGATTTCACTAAAGACACCATCTCCAAAAACGTAATTAACCTGATCATTAAATCTTGATGTTACAGAGAAAACTGCTTTTCTTGAATTTTCAGTTCTTAAATATGTGTTAGCAAACAAGTTATCTACTTGTACCCAATTTAGTAACTCTCCTGTTACGGGATCAATTTTATATAACCAAGTATCAGTTTCGTTAATTCCTTGTATATCACTAATAGGAACAACTTGATTAGCTATTTGTTGGGCCAAAGAAAAATCGTATGTAGTTAATGTGCCTTGCTTAAAATATAAGAAAAAACCAGTATTGGCACTACCAAAACCAAACTTATCGTTTCTATATAGTATATTAAATGTTCCCTTAGGGTTAGGAGGTATTTCATACAAATAGTTTTCATTCATGCTAGTCACACTAACACATTCAAAATTCATTGTTACACCACCGATTGTCGCAGAAAAAGGTATTACCGGAGAAACAGTTGTAGGTATTTTGATAGAATATTCTTCCGTTTTTACATTAGCTATTTCTTGTGTGTTACCGGGTCTACCAATTCTTTGAGTAGCAATTAAACAAGCATTTATGATTGAATTAAATTGTTCTTGCCAATTTGGATTAGCTGGATCATTAAAGTATACCGGAATACCTGCAAGATTAAAACCGTTAATATCTGTGACATTTTCAGTTGTGCTAATGCTGGTTATTTTTAAAAATCCTTGAGCAGCGTTATTTCGTTTTGGATTATAATTAACTAAATTCGCTAGTTTTATTACACTATCTCTGCGCTCTGCTGTATCTATGAAATTTTCTCTGGTATTTAAATCGTCCCTAAAAGCAACTGCTTGACCCATAAACGCCATAACATCCAAAAGTGCAACATACTCGCTACTTTCAATATAGTCATTAAAGGTTTCCGGATAATATAAACGTAGGTAATCTACAAAACTTTTTCGTAGTGTTTCATAATCGTAGCTTCTAAAATTGGCTTGACTATAGGTTTTGTAAATTGCTTTCCAGTCATTTACTCCGAATATTGCAGATTGTCTAGAACTTGTAGCCATATAATTTTCTCTTTATCATATTTATCACGTAAAAAAACAGCACTTTTAGCTTGAAGTAACTGTTCCTGAATTTCTGTCAAAGTTTAGCTGAAGTTGTTGAACCTTATTTTCTGGTGCTATAGCAAGTTCCATTTCCGCTAAAAAACCGCTATCGTAGGGGTAAATTATCACTGTATTAATAATTAATCTAGGGTCTAACCCTGCAATACGCCTAATCTCGTTTTCTATTTGAATTTGAACTTCTGGTATATTAGGTTCAAATATAAATGACCAAATTGTTGTGCCATACTCAGGTTTACCTGGTTTTTGTCCTTGGGGAATGTTTAGGGCGTTTAAAAAATCAACTATCACAAGTTGATCATCATACAAACTAAACTTTTTAACTGGTACGACCGGTCTTGTAATAGTTCCTTGTCCACCATCTATTCCGGGAGGATTAAGCGATGGCGCAGGTAGATTGTTAAATTGTGTGCTAAATCCTCTATAAATTACCATTTTTTATAGCTCCATTATGTAAATAAATTTTCTTCTGCAACTTGAACTTGTGCTTTAAGGTTGTCTATTTCACCCAAAAGGTTGATATATTCTTCAAGTGCTTGTTGAGTGATTAAAGCTTCAGATCCGTATTGTTCCTTAAGCAATAACCATGTATTTCTTGCCTCAAATTTTTGATCTGTTTTGCTTGTTAATTCTATTTTTAAATTTTCAAAAATTGATAAATTTTCGTCGTCTGGCACATCTAATTCCTGCCCTTCGGAATTTGGCAATGGGATTCGGTTGTCTCCATAAATTGCTTTTGTTGCAGCCTGAATGCTGCTTCTATTTACCGTATTTTCTGCAACTGTAGACATTACTGTTGATGCAGGACCACCAGAAGATAAAGCTTTACTTGCACTGTTTAATGCTGATATTTCTGGTCCATTTAGGGATGATTTGGCAAAATTGGTCAGACTACTGGTTAAGGTATTAGGATTAATACCTATTTGACCAAAATTAAGACTATTTTGAATTGATTGGGTTATTATATTTGATAAATTTGAAGTGCCTAAATTTAATTGACTTGCGCCTAATGTACTTACCTGATTCGTTATTGCACTTA